ACTCGTGGAAAATTTTGTTTCTTTGCTCAGTTGTTAAGCTAATCTGGGGAGCATTTAAAACGCGGTTATATGAATAGATTTCAACATATATTAAGAACCTGGACCAAAATCTTTTTAACATGGTGTAATCTTTCTTGCGTGTTCCATGGCAAGTCGAGTAATCATTCCTCGTGGGACTCCGATATCGTCCAATTCACGATTGGAAAGTTTTGACAGTTCGTTATATGTTTTAAGATAGTTTCGATGCAGCAAAAACTTGTTTATGATCTTTTTGATCATGGTATCTCCTTTGTGTATGCTATAATATTATATATACTATAATACCACAAAAATGGGTCAAAGTATATGACCTTTTAGGTATACCCGCTATTTGGCTAGTGAATATCTCAAAGTTGTAACTGACCAACAGAAAGCAATACCGATGCAACTGAAGGCCCGACGGTCGGTGTTTCATTTGCATCAAGAAAAATACCTTCTGCAGATACTGCCCATATGAGTTCAATGTAATCATTTGCATTCAATGATATCTGAAGTGGTGCTGCTAATGTAAATGTGTCATTGTTGGTTAATGTCGTTCGTCTTGAAGAATATGGTATGTCAACACCATTTTTTCTATACCATAGATATACAATACCCTTGTTAGAAGATGCTGTAACCTGAATTGATAAGTCAAACTGATAATAACCAGATTCTACTACCGTTATTCTGCTGCTAGGGGTTCCTATACTGACACCGTTGGATATTTCCGTGTCATCAAATTCTATAGCATATGGTGTGTTGATTGCAGGTGCTGTTTGATCTGTGGTTCTTGCAAATCTACCATAATATTCTTGTTGCTCGATAGTAGGGCGAACAAAGATTTCACCCTCTGTTGCATCTATTCGTAATACAGATGCAATGGGAACTACGTTATTCGGTGCCGTTGGCTTTATATTGGTTAAGCCGCCTGCAATAACAGGACTAACATAAAGTATGTCTCCTATCTGCCAATTTTCAGAACCTCCTGTGGTATCAATCTGTCTAATTTTGCCCCACACGGTTATTTTTTCATCACTACCATCTTCAAGGTCTTGTGTTGCGACACCCAACCCGAACAGAGTTGGAAACGAGCCATTTGCAAGGAAAGGGGCAACCTCAAGTCTTGCTGCTCCATTCATTCCTACGCCATCAAATCTTACGATAGTCTCGTTTGGTATTAACGACCCTGTGTTATTCAATACCTTTGCATATAGCTCTTGTCCGATTTGCTGAACCACGCCGCCCTCATGTGTGAGGTTTAGAGTTCCATCTTCATTGTCCCAGCATAGAGTCCCAAGGACTCTAGCCTCAGTATGGTCATGCGTTGTGTCAAAACTTAGTTGCTCGATTGGTCCAATAGGAGTATTCTGTGGTAAATTTATTACACTGATTGTGTTATCTTCATTCACTTTAGTAGTGTAATCGTCATCCAGTTTTACAAGAATGAATTTTTTTGAATCTGCATCATACTGCAAAAATCTATCATCAGATATCGTGTTGCGACTGACATCATCTAATCTTGACAACCGGACTTCACCGCCGCCGCTTAGTGTTCCCATTTGTTTTTTGAATTCTATTCAGAAATGTTCCGTAGTGATCATTCATTTGTTTGAACGTGACAAAATTTTGATCTAATGGAAGGAGGGGGGCCATTCCATCTTTGTTTTTCTATATTTTCTGGCTTAGCAGGGATATTATCGTTATTGGTGTTGAGATATCTTGCTGTCTTTTGCGCAATTGACTCCTCTTCAGGCAACAGTATAGCATCCTCATTGATCGGAATTGTTTCCTGGGTAACGGAAATAGTCTGTTCCAATTTCTTTTTCTGTAATTCAGCTGCTTCTGCAAATAACTTCTTAAGATCATCCAGTGCGCTCATTAATATTATACCCTTACATTAGTAGATTACAAACTATTTATTAAAAGGGGACACAAAGTCCCTCAGTCGATATAATTAATAAGCTGCCTTTGGCCGTTTTCATATATAATACAACAGGTTTGTGTCCAAGATGAAGGTCCTCTATTATATTCCATATCCAGCTTCGACAATGTTCCAACTCTAAAGACACCCCTTTGAATTGCAGCGCTGTGATTGTGACCAACTACACAATTACCGTATATCTTTTCAAGTGAGTTTAAAGATGGTCTAGCACCATTCATGCCAAGATCCCCGTGTGAAGCACATTCAACACCACCTATTTTCATACAATCTTCTCTGTTCAAGAAATTCCAATGGGATGGCACAGGGGTGTTGATTACACCAAATGCGTGTCTCAACACATCTTTACCCTCAAATAGCGCAGGTGCAATTTTCAAACTAAGATAATGGTTTTTGGGGTCATTAACATAATTGCCTGCTGAAAGATATCTGTCTAAGAACTCATCATGATTTGATTTTACTATATTAACCACAAAGGGCTTTAACTTCTTGTCAATCCCTTCGATTACGTCAAAAGTATATTTGAGTTCTTGACTAAGACAATCGTCATTATCATTAGATCTTTTGGCACGCTTTGATATATCTTTAATGTGGTGACTTATAGAATGGCCGTCAAATACATCATGCAGAAAAATCTGAGAAATGCCAAGATTAGAAAACTTTGAAACAAAATAATCAAGTGCTTTGTGATCAACATACACACCATGTATATCGCCAAACACCACATTTACAGGAATTTCCTTTGTTTTTCCATCTGGGCTATATTGTATACCCATATCATTAAAGCAACCATCTTTATCTGCTTGAATTTGCCTAAAATCAAATTTCTTATCATCTAGAATATCTACAATGATCGCGCCAATTGTGTGATCTTTTTCTGCTATATATGATAGGCGCTTAGATACGAATGTTTCCGTGTAATATGCTGGTTTCGTGCAGGCACCGGGTGTCATTATAGCATAATTTTTACCTCGGTTATTTCCTGAAGGCACATATTCTAAAAATTGCTTGGGGCTCGCAAATACATACGATCCGTCGCGGTTCCCTAATCGTGACATCCCAGTAATAGATTTGATTTGCTTTGCTGAAACTTGTATGCTACAAAGAGAAAAATTTTCATTTAATTGGGTGTCTTCGGACAAAACATAGAGAGAAGTATCATTGAAATAAGGATCAAATGATGCAGTTTTATTCTCGAAGCTATTTGTAATGCTTTCACAGGGGATTATGATTAGCTTTGCATTATTCTTCTCGCAAAATGATTTCATAGAACTGAGAAAACTTGTGTCGGCTGGGGAATCCGCTACAGCCGTTGTAATCACATATGTCCCGTGTTTAGTGTTTTCATTTATCTGTCGCTCAGGAGAGAAAAGATGTTCAACAGATGAAAAGTGTTCATCTAGGAAATTTGTAAAATTTTCTCTCATATATTGGTGAAGTAACTCTATACCACCAAAATGAGTTCTGATCTTTCCGCGAGAAATATCACATTCCAAGAAATCGCCATATACGGGCAAACTTTTCTTTGTTAAAACTATTTGTTTGTATGACTGTACTATATCAGTCTTTGTATCTTGCTCAATACTTTCATCATTCTGCATTTAATACCTCTTTTTTTAACTTTACTGATATGATCGAATCAAGACTAAATGTGCGTATGATAATCTTGTCCTCAATACCGCCCTGGGATTTTTCTTGTGCTTCTGTCTTTGTTTCAGACGTTTCTTTGTTCTCAGGAAGTCCTTCGATCTCTTCCTTTGGTGTTGGAATACCATCCAAAAGATATGTAGTCTTCCCGGGTGAACGGAAAATACATTCCAAGTAATATTTATCATTGTGTTTGATAAATGGTGATTTCCCGACACGGGTGCCCCATGCGCGTGGCTTCATTACAAATTGTTCTGGGTCCTTTCCTTCCTTAACCATTCGACGCTTTACCATAGCTGCATACCCAGAAACCTCTGAATTTGAATAAACTATGATGTTTGCATCTTCTGTTAGTTTTTCAACTCGGCCTTGCATGGGGTTTTTCTTACCGCCCTTCAGTTTTACCTGTGTTCGGGTTGTAATACCAGCAAACGTAGTACCGCGAATACTTGAAATAATTTCATTTAACGATTCATATGTAATCATTCTATTTCCTTTTACTTAATATTCATGACTTTACGCGCAGCTTCACGATATGTCATGCCCTGATTATATAGAGTTTCAACTTGTTCCACAAGTTGTTTTACTTCTTTGAGTTTGGGAGTTTTCAGGCCAAATACTGAAATTACCTCTCTGAGGGCTGTTTTTGAATCTGGTACATAATTATGCTTATATCCATAATCATTAAGAATATCTTCAACCAGGAGACCTTCGGCTTTATATTTCCACTCGGGAATTTCGGTCTTAGAGATAAATTCACGTGCAACCTCATAAAAAATGCCATCAGTATGCATTCGTCGAACTTGATCTTTATCATATACTTTTTCAAACTCTTGTGCAATGAAAGCGGCGTCACGCGGATCTTTGAATTGTGTGCCAATATGAAACATTGCCCATTGATTTTGTCCTTTAGGGCGAGATGCCTGAGCGTATGCGTTATATTTACGTGTTTTCAGATCAACTGCAGTCAACCGATATGTATTTAAGGTTTCGGATTGCGCTGTTGAGAGTTGAAGTCCATTGCGGTCATACATTTTATTTTCCTTGTATGGTTTATGATTTAATTATATACCAAACCTGCTCATTTGTAAACATTTTTTTGCAAGAAACATAGGTGTCCATCCACAGAAGCCAGAACCCAAATTCAATTTACGGCAGATGTTTCGCGCATCCTTTTCAGTACGACTCAACTCGATAACAACACCAGTTTCCTTTTCTACGATGTCATAACCTTTTTCTGTCTCAAGTATACGGTAGCTCATTGTATATCCTCCAATTGAAACTTTTTCTTGCCTTTTTTGTTGAAACTTTCGAAACTAGATCCGAATGGTGTCTTATCAGATTTGTTCTGTTCGGTATATTCAGACTGTATATTCCCCTGAGCACCATCCTCAAGATTATATAACTTCATTTTTGATCTGTCAATCCCCACAACAAATCTTTTGTAATACGAAAGATCACCCCAGCGATTCTTTAGCTGTTTGATCATAAGTTGACCCATAGACTCTAGTTCTTCTGAACTGATTAATGCAAACATTGCGTCAACTGTTGCTGGAAGCCCAATACTGTTTTTTGTGAGTATCCCATTGCAATAGAATAAGTTATCACCAGTTACTGTTATATCTACGGTTGGTAATTCACCAACATTTTCAATTGACACTATCTCGTCATTATAATCTATAGCAGAATCTGATATGATTTCTTTTTCTATCTTTTCCAATTCCATTGATATTAGCAGATCAGTAAGATCAAATATATCCATATCGCATGCAGGTTTCAGTCTATTAATTTTTATCAACTGTGCTTTAGCATATGCTTTATCACAGAGATCTACAAAATCTTCTTCATCTATATAATCTGGTTTTAACATAATCAATTATTTCCTTTCGCCGATCATCGAAATTTTCATCTTCCCATACATATATTACCGTATATCCTTTTTCTTCAATAAAGTTCTTTTTAATTTTATCATATTTAATAGATTCGCTAAACGACTTTATATTTGACCTCCAATTCTCTTCATTATCTTCTCTTGCATGCCAATATAAACCATTATATTCTATAATAAGTTTTTGGTCAAGGAGTACATAATCATAGAAATATGTTCTTCCGCGGTCAAAGTCTGTTCTTGCAAATTCCTTTTCTGTTACGTCCCCTCCTATTATCCGTTCCTTATTCACACCTATACCAACTAAGTCTTTAGTTAAAAGATTAAAAAACTCAATCGAAGATTTAGATTTTCTGCCTGATGAAAGTACATATTGTCCATATTTTTCTATCATTGTATTCTTGCGTTTGGAATATCTTTTTCTAAAAATTTCATGACCTATTTCTTCACCATATTTTGATATATAAAAGTCCTCTGTAAGACATGAAGATTTAGAATAAAACTCATCTCTTTGTTTTTTAGCTTCCGTTTCATTAAAACCTCGAGTTAAATAATATTCTATAGTATACGGGCTAGAATTTTTATAATCTTCTGGTGTACTTTTAGCATGTTTTTTATTTGAGTTTTCTCTTTGTATTTGAGATACTTTTTCTTTTGCTTTTTCTTTAGACATTCCCGTACTTTCCCAATATGAGCTTGTATATATTGAAAACACTTCTGGGCGTGGTCTTTTACCTAATTTTTCTTCATATAATTTTTTTTCTTTTTCACCTTTTTTTATCAGTACCTTTTCCTTTTGACTTTTAGATAAACAATATTTCGTAAACAGGTGTATGAAGTCGCCTTCGTTATTCATAACTATATCCTGAAACACCCTTAAAGCATTCATATAATTATAACCCTTTCCGCGAATTCCTTTATTTTCTGTAGTAATAAAGAATAGAAACTCGCTGAGTAAAGAAACATCTTTGTCGTTTTCTAAAAAACTTTGTAAAGTTCTATTATATTGTTTAGTTTTAGTTATTTCTTGTATTTTATTTGACATTTTTAATCCTGTGTTGCTGGTTCATTATCTATTTATAACCGGCAACACTGGATTTTTCATTTTGAAGACAATTTATTTCCTATTTCTAAACCCATATTAATAGATATCCTACCACTATCAGTAGGAAATACGTGGTCTTCACTGCATATTATGGTTTTGCCACTTTTAGTTGTTATTTTAAAACATTTCTTTATCTTTTCATGATGTGCAAACATTACCGTTTTGTAGCCATCATTAGATTTAATCTGATCACCCGGTTTTATATCTTTTATCTTTACGAGTTCGCCATCTCTCTTTTCCACTTTTTCATCTGAAAATATACATTCTGAAGTGTTTGTAAGATCAATATCACTGTTCCCATATGCAGATCTGTTAGCCTGAGTTGCAGTTATTACCGGTACATCAAATTCCATGGCAAGTCCACGAAGTTCCTCTGCAATTGATTTGATGATTGTATAAGAGTTAGCAGCGTTTGCACCTTTAAGTCTAAAACTAGTACATAGATTTAAATAATCTATAAAGATAATATCGGGTACAAAATTTAGTTTTATTTTCATATCATTTAGCAAATACCTAAAGTGACCCGCGCTCGCAGAACCAGTAGGGTATTCTTTAATAATCAGTTTGCCAGGTGTTTTGGATTTTAATCTACTTATTTTTCTTTGATATGTTTCTAAACTCATTTCCTTAAGATCATCTAGCTCAACATCAAGTAAATTGGCATCAATACGCTCCGCAATTCGTTCTTCTGCCATTTCCATTGTAATATAAAGAACGTTTTTTCCAAACATAAGACTTGCTGCGGCTTGGTGACACATAACCAGGGTTTTGCCGGCGCCAGTTTCTGCAAGATAACAGGTAAGTGATTTATTGGGCAGACCACCTTTCGTAATCTTATTCAATAGATCAATATCAAATGGCAAGCGTTCTTCTTTGCGATGGTAGAAATCATAACGAGAGTCAAAATCTTCTAGAAAGTCATGGCCGATATTTGAGTCAAAACTGATGCCTAGAGAATCAGATAGCAACTGAGGTATTGACCCTTTATCATATTCTTTATCTTGACCATCAAGAATTAAAATTGCTCTGCGTACTGAATTGAAAAGGTCTTTATCTTGACAGAACTTTTCAGTCTCCTTTACGAGCCATTCTTCGTTTGTGTCAGGATCAATTTTTAGTTCATTAATACTATCATTAACTTCTTTGTATGCCTGTTCATTCAAATCCTTGCGTTTATCAATTAGGATTTTAAGTGCTTCAATAGAAGGTGGTGATTTGTATTCAGTTACATATTCATGGTATGTCGAGAAGATTTTCTTAATATTTGGATCGTCAAAATAATCTTCTTTAATGTAGGGGAAAACCTTTCGGGAATATTCCTCGTTGTAAAGTAGATTAGATAGAATTGTTTTTTCAAGCATATACACCTCATCAAAAGAATAGAGAGGGCCTAAAAGCCCTCTCTGATAATATCAATCCATTATATTATTCTGTATCGTTTAAGTCAACCTCTTCAGCAGTAGTCATGCTACCAGAGAGTTTGAATTTACTTTCAACAAACTTTTTAAATGAAGGATCATTGATGAGATTTGTAAAGAACTCATCATTTGTTTCAATTTCCTTTGCGCGATAGTTTTTATCGGAAACTTCACCAGTCTCAATGTCTACTAGTTGATACCAACCTACCTTTGGTTTGATGATGTGACCAGCTTCTAATGCCAAGTCAAACAGTGACGACCATTTTTGAATACCCTTGTTGTACAAAACTGTAAATGGTAGTTTTGACTTCTCTTTTACAAATCTGGACTTTTCGATGTTGATTGTAAATTTCCAACCAGCAAGCCCGTCAGCATCTTTCTCTTGTGCCTTTGTGATAATGAATGCCTGATTTGCACTATACATTAGGCCAGTATTGTGAGAAACAATTCCGTTATGCATGGTATAACAATTTACTGAATCCACAGTAAGATCATATACGGGCAAGTTACCTACTGGCGTAGAAGAAACTACACTATGAAACAAAACCCCGTTAGCATTGAATAACTTGTCATTTTGTTTCAGGTCTTTAGCACGTATCCAGGTAATTTTATCTTCTGCAAGAAACATGTGTTTTTCGGAAACTGTAAACTTTTCGCCATCAGAAAGTAATACTTCATAACATGCTGGATTTCCGTCATTGAGTGTATTAGGATTCCATGTGTGAGTAACACTGTAGTTGCCAAGATGGGTATAAACACGGTCCCCTGGTGTAATATCTTCAATATTTTTGTAATTTCCATCAGCCATTACAACCTTAGAGCCAGCTACCATACAACCACCACTAATAACAGCCGTGGGATACATCGAATTGTGTGCTATCACACCATTGTATAGTTCAAAACAGTGGTCACCTTTTACTTCTATGTCATAAATCGGAAATTTTTCTACCAATTTTTTGCCTACCAGAGTTCTCATTTTTTCTCCTTACAATTTTCCATATGCCACCGCTTGAATGCGGTAGGCATTTTTGTTACATCACTTTTTTTGTTGCAATAGGGGCAGATTAGTTGCTCATACAAAAAGTCTTCTTCTATATACATCTTATAACAATCTTCCCTTTCTCTAAACATTTTCTCTTATTCTTCCTTGGGTATTTTCAATTCCATAAATTGTTTCATCGTATATTGTTTACCCATCCACATAGTTATTTTGGCATTGGGATTGTTTAAACCCTGTCTTTCTTCACTATATCTTTCGAATATATGGTCATGCTTGCCAGACTTATAGACGTCTTGTATTTTTCTTTTTCTTTTTCTTTTTGCGCTTTCTGGCATATTTTTTCGACCTATTGCAATATTTTTATCTAAATAGAAAAAGAAAACGGTCAATGCTTTAGCATGATCGTAGTTGACAATAAGGAGATTTTACTATGTATGAGTTATCGCATTTTTTGCCCTAGCGCAATATCTTTTGCCTCAACCCATTTATCACCTTCTATCAAGAATTTATGATCGTGTGTACATTTTACTATCGAACCATCATCAAATTCAAGTTCCATAAATTCTTTGTCTACAGGATCAAGAACATATGGGTCGAATGTACGAGTAACAGGGGCACTACCGTTGTTGGTAAATACAATATCACCGACTTTAATATCTTTTATTTCCTTTAGGCCTGTATTTGTTTTTACGAGAGTTTCTCCAGCTAAACACATAGTCTGGTAAGTGTGTGCAATAGTAACACAAGGGACATCTTTTGCAATAAGAGATGGCGTGATCATCCTGAAAAGCGCCTTCATGTTCTTTGCGCGCTGCATTTCTGCTACGGATTTTTCATTCTCGGCATCCTCAAGTTCCTTCAGTGAGGCAGTATTACCGATGGAATCAACCATCATGATTACCTTGTCTTTACGGTCAATTTCCTTGAGTGTCTTTACCATATCGTACTTGAGCATTTCAAGATGTTCAATAGGAATGTGAATCACACGTGTGGGATCTATGCCATTTGAGTTTAGATATTCAGGTGTGATGCCTCCTTCAGAATCATAGAGAACACATATTGCTTCTGGATATTTGTCAAGATATGCCTTTACACAAAAAAGTGCTAGAAGTGTCTTGAAAGATTTGCTGGCGCCAGCAAGGATAGTAAGTCCGCTACTTAGACCGCCATCCAAACTGCCTGAGAATGCAATATTAAGAATGGGTAGATCAGTTGGAATTACATCTTTGTCTTTGAAAAATTCAGACTCTGAAAGAATCGAGGCATGTTTTGTTGGGCTATTTTTAAGAATACGCTCTAATAGATTGTTACTTTTCATTTCTTCTCCTTTGTTTTGTTCCGGAGTTTCTCGTATTTATAGTCAGTCTCCAACCTGACTTCCTTTTGCAAGTGTTTCCAGTTTTTTCTTAAAAGCCTGGATTTTTTCCACTCTATTAGGCCAATGTATGGTAGATTTCTCTGGGTTCTTGCACAGATTATCCAAAAAGAATTCTATTGATCCATATATTTCATCTAATCTATTTTGAAGATCTTCAACATGCGAAACGCTTGAAGAATACTCTTTCTCAAGATTTGCATTTACTTCTTTTACTTTATCATACTCTTCATCTACAAAGCTAAAGCCGAAGTCAAATTCCTCGGCATCATAGTCCTTTTCCATAATACAGTTCCTTCTTATATAAATAAGTGTATCAGTCGCGGTACGGCAAATACCCACTGATTCTAGAATTGTCAACCTAAAAGAAAGGAATTCCAGCTTATGGATATTTATACCATTTTGGCTTCAAAGCCGCATAATCCCCATTATCTAAATAGATATATTACATTTATACACAATTGTCAACTGAAAAATGTTGGCTACAAGGGGCCTGTAGAAGGCCATCACATTTGCCCTAAAGCAGATGACATGTTTCCTGAGTACAAAGATTTTAGAAAACATCCTTGGAACAAGGTAAATCTTAAGCCAAGGGAACATTTCGTAGCTCATCTTTTGTTGTGGAAAGCATTCTTTACTAGTAAGTCACAATGTCATGCAGCATGGCAAATGAAACACAAAACAAGATGCCAATCAATTCTCGTACATATGAATCCCTGAAAGCAGATTTTAGAAAATTGTCATCTGAAATGAATAGTGGAATGGTTACTGCTAAGGATATAAACGGTAATGTATTTAGGGTTGATATTGATGATCCTAGATATCTTTCTGGAGAGTTGGTAGGTATTCGTAAAGGTATGATTATTACTCGCGATTCAGAAGGCAATAATATAAGTGTATCTGTTGATGACCCAAGATACATTTCTGGAGAACTTTTTGCACTTAATATCGGTATGATTGGTGTAAAAGACATGGGCGGTAATACATTTAGAGTTTCAATAAAGGATCCTAAATATATTTCAGGCGAATATGTTCCTATAACTAAAGGTATGACGTGGGAAATAAAAGATACTAGAAATTACAGAAAACCGAAGTCAAAAGAACACGTTGAAAACATGAAAAAATGGGCTTCAGTAACAGACCCGACCACAATGGAAAGTAAACGAGTTTTAAGAACAGACCCGTTGTATGTTTCTGGATATTACAAAGGTCCTTCATTTGGCAAAATTCGTTCGAGAGAATCAAAGGAAAAAATGTCTATGATAATGACAGGTAAGAAACAAGATAGATGTTGTTGTATCGGGTGTGGTGCTGAAATTTCAGTAAACAATTTGCATAGACATTACGGGTCCAGGAAATGCGCAAAGCGCATTTCCTGATAGTTATTCTAGCCTTTTGCGAGATTACGAAAAAATTCTAGTTCCGAATCTTCATCATCAGCCATAGCAGTACTTGCAGATTCTTCCTTGTGTGGCTTGGATTCAGCAGTACCGCCCAATTTGCTCATATCTAGATCTTCATCTAAATCATCCTCAGCAGATGTAGGAGCAGCAGCGCGCTTGGATGTATCACCGACAATTCCAAGTACACGATGCAGTTTTGCCTGCAGTTCCTCATATGTCTTGAAGTTTTTCGGGTCGTGAAACTGAGCTAGAGAATGTTCTTGTCTCCAAATTGTCTCTAGCTGATCATCGTCATCAAAGAGTGCAGTAGGAGAATCAAACTCTGATTTGTCATAGTTTGCATATCCTTCAAACTGGCGGATTTTCAATCTAAAGTTAGCGCCTTCCCAAAGATCAAATGGATTTACTGGCGCCTCATCTTCAAACGAAGGGTTCATTAGATCGTTAAGCTTATCCCAGATCTTTTTACCATAGGAATATAGGAAGACCTTACCTTCGTTATCAGGATTGCCAGAATCCTTGATGATATAAACATTGGAAATATATTTCAGACGACGTTTTTGCTTACGAGCCTGTTCCTTGTCAGCCTCAACACCGCTATTCCAGAGCTTAGAATTGTATTCCGAAACTGGATCTGGTTGCTTTAGCGTGGTCAAGGAATTTTCAATATACCATCCACCAGGTCCCTGGAAACCGTGATCCCACATTTGAATGAAAGGCATATCCTCGCCGTCAGGTGCTGGAAGAAATCGGATAATTGCAAAACCGTTTCCAGCTGAGTCTCGAGTTGGTTTCCAGAATTTTTCCTCATTAGGGTCTGAATAGCCTTTGGAACCAATTTTCTCTAACTGTTCCGTAAGTTTCTCGAGTGATTTTGTACGATTCTTTTTTAATGCTTCAAATGACATTTGTATCTCCTTATATTGCCATGTTCGTAGTATAGTTTTGCGATGTATGTAACAAGATGTATGCTTGCGACTTACAAGCAATTCTATTTATTAATTTTCGATGTGGTTTTTTACGATTGCCGAAAATTTTTTGCAATCAATATCAAGAAATGGAAAATATTTCCTTGATAATAGTATTCTATCACCTGCTACAATTTTGTCGACAACTGATTGTTCCCAATATTCAAGAACCTTAGATATATTGGTCAGTATAGTAAATGTTTCAAGTGATAGTTTTTGCTGAAGAAGTAATGAAAGCAATTTCGGATGTTGGCCGTCTTGTACTACGAAGTTTTCTTTATAGTTTTCGTCTAAGACTTTCAAATCCTGTTGAAAGTGATATGTAAGACCATCTATACGCTTTTTCCATGCCTTATATACTTCATCTGCAGATTCCTCTAAAATGTCGCCTACCCATATATTGGGGTTTTTAATCATGTTAGAAAGAATTAAATGCTGTCGTTCGGGTCTCTTTGACAGCTTGTAGAATAGAAATAAATCTTTTCTTGTTTGGAAGGCATCTAATGATGCCTTCACCTTACCATTATATTTATGATAGTCATACGATTTTGTTGTAAAATGCCGTTTTAATGCCAAGTAATCCATGTATGTCTTAAATGCATCTTCAGTCGCATATGAATGTTTCATGTTGATCTCTCTTCACCATTTTCATTTTTAATGCTTCAGATCGGATTTTTTCCTTAATGACGGGCGATTTCTTTACAATTGCCGCCACCGTTTCAATCTCAAGATCATTAATTTTTGCATATTCAACTAATGCTTCTATATATGTAACACCACCGGATAACATTTCGGATATGTCGTGGTGTATTTTTTCTGCTGAAAGTGATGAAATCATCCTTTGAGAACCTTAATCCCATTTACCCAGTTGCTAGCAGCATCTTCCACATATCGTTGGGATACTCCTTCAAATATTTCTGATTTTTTATACTTGCCGTTAATATAATATTCAATCATATACGGTTCATGTGAATCTTTCTTGATACGCGCCTCAAGACGAGTACCATTTTCTTCTTTTACTATTGTTTTTACGTTGCTCATATCATTAGATCCCTTTTGCCTGTTGCCCATTCCATCACACTTTTTTCTACTAGTTCAATGGGTGTCATTTCAAATTTTTCCGTAAAGAATTTAGTACCATTATTATCTTTATAATGTACCTCGTGATTTTGATCATCTAGAAAGTAAATAGACGCTACCGCGCCGTGTTTATCTTCAATTTGAACATACGGTTTAATAACAGTATCCATAAAATATTCTCCTTTACTTGATCAAAAATCTTATATAGATTTAAAACTTATATATTAGATGAGATTAAACCATTATATTCCCATCCTTTTAATTTGTCAAATGGTTTGTAATAAAAATTAACCTTGACCTAATATTTCTTTGGGTAGCATATCTCTATATAGCTGTAATCACCCCAAAATGAATTTGCGATAAACCAATCCAGATTATCCATTTTCAATAACATCTGGAAATAGACAGTGATTTACGAAGAAGTCAACATCGGACCCATCTAAGCCGAGTGACTTCATCGTTCTTGGAGTATGAGGATTTTGTTTTTGGAAATATGCATAGCGGTTTTGTGCTGCAATTACATTTTCCTTATTAGTATTATCGCAGAAATTTCCAACATTGTCAAGAAAATAGTCTGTGCTATCAAAACTAAGATTGATTAATTGATCAAGCTCATTATCGTCTGTAACGTTTCCTGCCGCTATCATATTCTCAGTAAATATTGCCCTTGCCCACTCAGGCAAGTCTCTTTCTTTTTTCCAATTATATCTAGATACTGTATTGCCAAAATCTTTTATCATGGGATGCGCTGGTTCGGTGGTAGGTGAATAATCGTGAAAGAAGCCTGTAATCTTTTTCTTCCCTGCGATCATATCTAAGCCAAATATCGGGGCGTTGCTAGTTAGATGCGGGAAAATACAACAATGCATCATCCACAGACCCTTAGTGTTTCTTGCATCAACAACGTCAATGTGCGCCCTTCTATACGAATTGCTTTTCCATGTCCTGTTTATCCAGCCTTGTTTGTTGAACCGGTGCATCTCATCTTCAAAAGTTTCTGTGCCAGTTGCCTCGAACTTTTCTTCAAGACCTTTTTGTATTTCTATTAGAGAATCCCATACTTTAGAAACCAAATTCTACCTCCAAATCTTTGAAAAAATCTATCATGAAGTCAAAGCATTCATTTGCCTTTGGGGCGAGTGCGACAGGAACTCGTTTTTTAAACTTCGTCTTGATTTCTTCTGTGTTGCCATTGAAGTCATAATGTTTTGTTTGTGTGACTGGAACAAATCGTTTGATAATCTGCCCGCCAGACAAGTCGCCCAAGTGTCGAACATATACATGTGCTAAAAGCGTCTCTTTATCACCTCCATGATCTCTAATGAAAGAAAGATATCGTTCTGTTGTCTTCGTGTGTATTGGGCGTCTGAAACCATATTCTTTTTCAATTCCCTTCAAATCATCAAGAATGTGACGCAATCGTTTCATCTCTTCAATCCCATCAAATATACCATGATCGCTTGCATATGATTCTAAAAACCAATACATAGATGCCTGATTTGACAGATAAACATAATACTGATGGGGTGTTAGTTCTTTTTTGAGAAGTTTCTTTATGAAAAGCGTCTTTTCAGCTTTTGTGTGTCTTTCTTTAGTCAGTTCTTTGAGTGTTTTAGTCATAAATAATAGTCTCCATAGTTTAAGCCACGAATCTATTTATTTGAATAGAAAAAGAAAACGGTCAATGCTTAGCATGATCGTAGTTGACTATGGGCGTGAGGATTTTTGAAAGTAGGCCCTTGGGTTATCGAGCGGTGCCCATACTCTAGACTTCTTTCGTTCAGTCACGGAAACTATTCTGTTTCTAGGTCAGTTTCCAACCCAAAGTACTCATGCTGCTAGAGCAGAAGCCTTAGGTGCGAAATTTTCATTTGCACTTGTAGTTTTGCGACTATCACGCGTTCGCCTCCGGTAAACTCCACTTCATTTTCACACTGATCGATCCTATTTCAGTCCCATTAAAATAACACTGGAACAATAATAAAAACTAAAACAATCCAAAACAAGATATCTTCTGGATAATTTTTCTCATATAGAGTGTCCTTATAGTGGAACTGTCCGGTACCGCCCCGGAGTCTCATATGTGTCCACGTTGCTTCAACATTTACAATCTTATTTATTAAATTGGCGACTGACCGTTGATCGCCACGGGCTTATTGAGTGTGCCAACCTTCTTAATCAAATCAGAACTGGAAAGTCATGTTCAAATTTGCAGTAGTTTCGTCATTTCCTGCGCGGAAAGAGCGGCTGATGCTTGGCGTCAGATTCATTTGATCGGTTACTGCAATTGGCATTCCGACTTCAATATAACCACCCAGATCACGCTTTGCCTGATTTAGTTCCCAAGTATAACCTACTTCTGCAAAAACAGCAATGCGGTCCGTCACACCATAAGAAGTCCCGACAGAAGGATCAAATGTCAATGTGCCTCCACTTAGTTTAGTGTCAGTTTCATACTGCACAGCAGCAGAACCATAGACAGCAAGATCAGCAATAACTTCCGAGCCAAAGTTATATTCTACCCGCCCATATAGAGTGTCAGCACCACGAAGATTGGTCCCAAGTGCGAAGCGCACTTCAGCATCTACATTGCTATATGAATGTTCTAGAGTAGTAAACCCTACTTCAAGTTCAGTTGCTCCGTCACGGTCTCCTTCGAGATTGAAATCCAACGGGTCCGAAAGTGCAGTAACACTTACCACAGTATCCTTTAGAATATCGTTTGCAGCAACTGGAGCAGAAAAAGCCAGACTTGCGGCGAGTGCGGAAATAGCAAAAAGTTTCATAATGTCTCCTTAGTTTTTGTTTGAGCATCATTGCTCGTCAGTAAAAATTCGTGCCTGGTTACTCCAAATACGAATTGATCTTCCATTTTTCCAGTTTCGGAAAGATGTGAATGTGTTAATGTACCTTCGTGTTTCCAACCGAATAGATGTATGGTTCGAAGTAACTTTTTATGTGGCGTGATGCCATATATTTTTTCAAGACTCACTATATTACAAAACAGGAAATTTGTCAACCATTTTGCAGACTGAATTGCTTTTTTTGTATTCCGTGTATCAGCAAACAGGTGAAGTCTTGCGCGCTGTTGAGTTTCTGGCATCACATAGAACACAAGTCTGTCTTTTTCAATAGGAAACGCGTGTTTTGCTTTTATGTCAGCCAGAATTTCAGCAAAGAGTTGATCCTTGGTCTTATCAGGATTTTCAAAGGACCAAGGATCAAGTTTATTGTAGATGATTTCAAGCGTCTTATCTAGATTCATCTTTTTCCATCATCTTATGAGCAAAGTGATCTGCCCCAAAAGAAGCACAAAATGCTTCAGGCTTCAATTTAACTTGTTCTTCGCGTAATCCAGTAACACCTAAGATATATCCAGCAGCTTGCTGGGCCACACAGCTCGAACCATTTTTAGGATTCGTTGATATGTCGGCGTGTATTTCAACCTCAAAGTCTGAAATCAAAGGAGCAACTTGAAAATAGAGCTCGCAAGTTTGCATGACTTCTGTCATCAACCTCTGCGAAGGTCTTCCCATTTTCATATCATAGTCTCGGTGAGTTGAACGGTGCCGAAACACTCTACAACCATTACGACCATTCATGTGAACCACGAGAACAGATGCTACGCGGAAAAATTTCTCTCCGTTCTTTTTAAACCGAACAGAATCCGATCCTATGTAAATTTTTGTGTTTGAATCAACGTCGCACAATAATTCAAGTAGTTCGTTTAGTTGCTTATCAGTAAACATTTTACTATTCAGTGAATTCCATGAATTCTACTGCTCCTTGTCTATCTTTTTCAAATTTAGCGACTACCAATCGCTTGTGCAATATAATCGTCAAGAAAGATGATTTTTCCGCCATCTGGATTTTCTGCATATATTGTACTCAGGGCATCTCTGAGTAGACCAGACATTCCATGGATATCAGGTATTACATAATATTGAGTTATCATTTCATTTCCATCTTAAATAGGCCTTCTGCGTGATTCATTGCTTGTTGCAATTCAAAGAACATTTTGTGGCTCATCATAATAAGATCATACCGTTGTAAACTTTCATTCCATTGCCGTATGAATACTTCATTATCGTCAATAAAAACCTGAACATCTTCGAGTAGACCTTTGTCGTCTAAAACTGTTGTGATGGTTTCTTCAAAATCGAATTCATTCTGGAACATATCTAACTCCTATAACAATATAGTTGTGGGTCGTGGAAGGTGTTACCGGTTTCTATTGCCGGTAACAGACGATTTGAATAAGGAACGACCTTTACAACTAGTATTTATTCTGTAAGCATGAAAAAGGTCAATGCTTTAGCACTATCGTAGTTGACTCTGTAAGTAGAAGTTCTTCTAGCTTGTCCATTGAGAAACCAGTGTAAGTTAAATCATAATCCACCTTGTCGGTTTTGTCAACCGTATAGTTAACACCGATTGCATCAAATAATTTCTTTACTGTCCACTGCTCGCAAGTAGCACGGTTTAGAATTGGGTTGCGTTCACCGAAGTTTGCAGCACGGTCGTTCAACCGACCCAAGTATACAATGAACTTATTACCCCGAACAAAACCAGTAACCATGCCGCGTGAGTTTAGATTGACCTTTTCGCGGATCAGCACGTTCTCAATCCAATTCCCATTACCTTCTGTTCCACATACAATTTCTGCACCGCATCCAGTTTGACCAGAGTAGATGTTTGTAAACAGACCATAAGTAGCAGTTCCAGAGGTCATGAACTCCATTGCACCGTCATATGCACTAGTAAGGTCGCCTGAAAAGTTGATGTCGCCACGAGTAAAACCACCGCGACCCCAACCAACACGATTCCCGTTCAGATCGATTGTCGAAAGATCAAGGTCACTAGCACCCCATTCATCTCTCCAGTAAATACCGGACGAAATGCGTCCGTCCACAGTAACCTCCGTGCCAAATGGGAGTTGACCGACAGTTTGTTTGCGCGAAACAGGCAAACCGTAGTCTACATTTTCATCAAGGAGAATGGTTTTGCCACTAAGCATTGTACTGTAGTGACCTCCTAGGTTGTCAAGAATAGCATTTTCAACTCGTGTAATATCCTCTTTAGAATATGCCTTCCGACCTTCTTTGATGTGAATTTTCCCGTTTCGAACCACAAAAGAATCAACGGTCAATTGGAGCTTCTTGTAAGCAAGCAGGTTCAAGTACTTGAACATATCACGGATAGATACCTTTCTTAATAAGCCGAAATCAAAATTTGCATCTTCAAGAGCACGCGTGACTAGAACCTTAGAAAGCGATTCTTTCACTGGCACGTGCTTTGTTTTGCTCAGGCGTGTAATCTGGTTGATTACAGTGCGATTGGAAGGAACTTTAAGTGCCAAAATAATACGCTTGTGTCGGTTAAATACCTCACCAAGAACGTTCTTGTGATTCTCAATAAAACTCTTAGAGATTGAAGCAGATCGAACAGAAGAAATAACTTCCTCTGATTTGATCAACATTGTGGACCCAGTAGCCTTGTAGCAGATATAACGAACAGCATCATCGCCGTTGTCAAATACATCACGTGTTTCTGAGAACAACATCATCTTTACTTCGTTATTTGCTACTTTGGACAGATCATAATGAACGTCATATTCATTCATAATCTTCGACAGAGTAGGAACATCTGCAATTGGGGCATTGCGATAAATCAGTTTCCGAACCATGTCACCAAGTTCTGCTTTAGTAACTCCCTTGATGTAGTTGATGGTAACAACATTGCCTCCATCTACTTCTAGATTGAACAGCCCTGGCATACCAAGCCCATAGACTTCAATATAGTGGAGGATTTGCTTTGACATTAGAAGCTCAGGAGACGAGTTTTTAATGTCGTCAACAGTAAACAGAGTCTTCAGTTGCAGAGGGTTAAACAATGAGCGGAGAACTCTGACCTGACTTGGTGTTGGATCAAAATCCAACACAATGCCCCGATCCACAAGGCTGAAGTTCATCTTTTCATTCTTTTGACCGTCAACGATTACCATTGCTTTGAATAGGTCGAGAATTGCATTTTCCATTTTACTGTTTCCTCACATTAGGTTCAATAGTGTAAATTTTTGATCTTCGTCATAGTATGAATACATCTGTTCTATAACTTGGCGCTGATAGCTTTTTGCAACATGAGCCGCCTGTATTTTCAGAAGCATAACTGTAATCTCAGATGGCACTGTTTTCATGATACACTTCAATTCAGCGTAGAAATGGCAGAAAAGAGACCCTTGATGAACTTGCCAGTAGCCTTTGCCTCGTTATAGAGAGCAGACTTCATCTTGTATTTCGGCAGTTCAGAAAAAGGAAGCCGAACATTTACATGACGACCGTTCAGAACTCCGTGGCAATACGATATGTTATAGAGTGGAAACCCAGGGTCACTAAGCAGGCGCAGTCGAGTAATCTCAAGACCTGGCGCATCCCAATCAACAGTTTCAACACCGCCTTCTTGCTCATAGCGTGAATTGTGGTATGAAATACCGTCAACAAGTCCATTTACTTCACCTACGGAAGGGCGGTCAGTGGTCATCATAACAGTCATGGCACGTTCCTTTTATTTGAATAGAAAAAGAAAACGGTCAATGCTTTAGCATGATCGTAGTTGACACCTTGTATAGAGATACTATACCAATCCTATGTGTTTGTCAACCAAATGATTAGCTAGCAATCAATGATTTTAGCATCCATCCTAGTTTTCCATGGTACTGAATTCGTTCTTCTAGCATAGAAGCCAGAGCAATATTTTTCCCTTCTTCAGCAGAATCATGGACTGTCTTTAGCATACCGACAAGATTCTGGTTATCTGAACTCAGATTTTTGATCATAAGATTTACCTTGGGGATGACCAGTTCATCTTCAATGCGACTGAGTTCTGAAAATCTCGAAAGAGACCCTGGAGCGAACATTCCCAGAATACGAATTTGTTCAGCATATCCGTCAATGTCTTGATGCACTTGCTCGTAAATCTCTTGGAAGAACCTATGATACTCGATGAAATGTGGTCCTGTTACATTCCAGTGATAGTTCTGTGCTTTGAGTGCAAATGAATAGGCTGTTGCCAAAATTACCTTCATTCTCTCTGCTAATGCTTGATTGTCCATATTAGTTACATCTCCATTGTCTACTCACAGATGCCACTTGCTGGATCCGAATTGTTGTTCCTTGACTACGATACACATCTGCATATCCATAGACAGGAATATCAACCCAGCGACAATACTGTGTAGTTAATTGTTGAATTGGTTGTTGATTTGTCACATTAACCACGCAGCCCGAAAGAACAAGCGTGGTTATAATCATAGCAAATAGTTTTTTCATGTTTTTCCCATTAGAAAGCAAATATCAGATGCTTCTACAATATATGATATACCAGTAAATGACCTCTGTGGTCCTAATGGTGTAACACCAGAAACTGCTTTTAGAGTACCCACGTTGATTCCTTTCAACTGGTTCTGTTCGTTTATTACAGCACCACCAGACATGCCGGGTAATATAGTGCCATTTACAGGCAATGCAGCTTTCCACATACCAAGAACTTCAATCTTCTCAGCAGAAACTCTGCCCCAAGTATTGACAAAATCAAGATTTGTTGGATTGCCTACGAACTGAAGTTCATCGCCTATAGAAAGCTCAGAACAGTTTAATTCGTAGCTTTCTATATTTACGGAATCATAATCCGGGCTGAAGAATAGAGAAATGTCATGCCAATCAGATGACCATAGCAAATCCCCTACTAGTTTCTGTCCTATATTTGTTTCCATCACCAACTGATATTGGTCTTCGTCAAGTATGTGAGTTGCGGTCAAGAAGTAACCATCGCCGATATAAACTGCGGATGATCTTGCATTTTGTTGTTCATTATATGCAAGGACAACAGGTATTGCTGTTTCTTCTGCATTGAACCATTTGTTTTTATAGTAAGGATATCCTATTACCGCCAATATAGCAATTGGGATAACAAAATACAGAAAGTACGCAAAATAATATAGTCTGATATTCATGTTAGTCTCCTTTCATTAAGAGTAAACATAAACACCAAACACAATCTTTCGGCATAGATCAAAAGATACGATCTTGCTGTTTACCCGATAGTTTATTTATGACTTGGTAAACGACAATTTAGTTCTCTCCTTCGAAGAAATTGTCGGGGATTTTCTTGCGTAATACTTTTGGATTCATCCTACGAATCCTGGCAGCGCATTCCATGGCAGCAAATGCCTTATCAAGATTACCAGATTTGGCAAACGCTAGGGCATTTTTATCGAGAATTTTTGTTACTTTATTCAAGGTCATGTTATTTCCTCTTGTTTCCATAATATGATACTATACCGATTCGGTACACATGTCAACCAGAATAATGGTGCTTTCATGAGGTAACGATCCTCAGTCTTCGGAATACCACACCGATGTTCTACCTTTGAACTATGAAAGCCTTTAAGTTGGTAACCGAGGTGGGATTCGAACCCACAGAACCTGCATTTTGAGTGCAGTATGTAAACCACTCCATCACTCGGCCTCTGTTTGGTACCCGATGTAGGATTCGAGCCTACAACCTTCTCTGCGTCGAGGAGATGCTCTACCGTTGAGCTAATCGGGCAATTCTTACAATTTCTTTTGATGAAACGACAATACATTTTGCAGTAATTTCATCCATTCTTTTCTTTGGCATATCATAATGCGGTAAGCGACCGCCATGATACCAACATCTTGCTATTCCTAATTCTTCTGCCATCATATGCAGGTTGTCTATTGAATATGGGACACGGATCAGATGCCTCTTCCCATCAGTCAGATACACTAACAAGATTTTTTCCTATAATTGCAGGGCCACTTATTATAACGACTAGATATCTAGTTACGGTATCAGCAGTCTCCCACTCCGGCATTTCCTTAAGAATAGAATGTGCTTCTATGCTACTGCCAAGCCATACTAGAAGTACGAACGAACCTACGATAAATTTTGTCATAGAATTTTCTCCAATAGTTCAAATTCGGGCAGGTGATCGCCAAAGTAGTCAACATAGTTTTGTACAATTCTACGAATGTTGGCACGGCGTCTTTTATTGGTATTCTTGATAACATCAGGAGAATCGTTTTGTGTAAATTGTGCTTGAATCATTACTTGTAGGGTTACTACATGTGCCCGCCGATAAATCTCTTCAGCGTAAGTTTTTGAAACGCCATGTCGAGTGACAAATTTTACAAAACATTCGGTATCTCGGTTATGATTGCATTTCTGACACATCACAAACATATTCGTTGCTACATTTGCACCGCCCATAGAATTTGGAACGATGTGATCAACAGTAGCAAAATTCTTCTGTGTTGCATTAGGAAGGGGTTTCCACACTAACTGAACCTTGCAACACGGACAATGTGTAACGCCGTTATTATAAGCAAGTTGTCGTGCGGCCTTTTTGAATTTATAAGCCATGCGATATTCCCATCGGTTATAATTATTAATCTATACCGATTCGGGCCTCATGTCAACCTCCGAGTTCCCTTTTCAGCTTTTCTAACTGCTTCTTTTTTCTTTCCATGGCCTTTTCTTCACGCTTTTGCTTTGCTTCTTCTTTTTGTTTCTGTTCTGCTTCCTCGCGCTTCTTGATTTTATCTTTAAAATCAGATGCTGATTTAAACATTTCGTCTTTCGTATTTTCGGAATATTCGATTAACAAATATTTCACATCAGAGCTATTCATATTTGCATACTTAATAGCATCTTTGATCTCTAGATATTCTTTTTGATTTACCTCTTCCCAATCTCCAGCAACAGGATAGAATAGTGTGTTGTCCTGATATCCGTCATAGTCGTAAATTACATGCGCTTTGATTATCTTTACCTTCATATTATCTTTCCTTCACATAATTTCTTATTGAACTTTCAGCCACTTCTTTTAAACTAGCTCCACCATTATACCAGTACAATACTAAACGCGGAACATCAGAAGGCGGTATTACAATAGAAAATCCGTAACAATCTAATCTAGCGTCTATTTCCCAAACCTTATACACGACACCATCTACTTTCACGTAGATACAATTGTTTCTTTTCTCGAAATCAAGAAACTCGTCAGTATCTGAAGGCTGAATGTTTTGATTTTCTTCCTCCGAGAAATACCCATAAAAAATTTCCATATCACTCATTTCCATTTCCTCAATATTGTAATAATCATAAAAGGTGTCCACAATGGCAAAGAACAGGCCCCGTCCCATTAGAGTGCATTTAAACTCCGTAGCCCTTGCAGTTCTCCTTAAAGGGAGCCTCTGCTGTTCACTCCTTAGATGATGCATAGTCCCTCGACGGCAGGTTTAGCAACATTCCTTTTATGATTTCATGTCCTGCTGCAAAGATTCGAACTTTGACTATCTGATCCACAATCAGACGTGCTGACCTTTAACACTACTGAGCAGGTTTATTGGTGCCCTTCCTCGGATTCGAACCGAGACCTGAACAGTCCCTCAGACTGTTGCCTCTACCTTTGGGCTAGAAGGGCTTTTTCTTCAATCACCAACCGATCAAGATTTCAGAAGATGATTTATTACCCGCCCGTTTTACCAGAACGGATGAAAAACTCGTAGAGAGGGACCTATTCTCCCTAGAGGTGCCCTGCGCATAGTCGCTTCAACGGATTAGGTCGAGAATCCTCAGCATATGACCAGAGGCCCAGAGGCACAATGTATTAGTTAGTATTTTATATCTAGCGGACCTACCTGAATCAGCTTTTCTTCTGGTTTATCATCAGGAAAGTGATTTTCATCAAAACCGTCTTTTACTGCAAAGAATGTATTATGCCAAGATGCAAGTTTCTTGAAAAGAGACATAGAAGCAATATTGTCTGGTGCAATTGTAGCTTGAATAAACCGAATTTGCTGTTTTTCCATCAGGAGATTTGTAGCATCTGTTAGTAGTCGTTTCGATAAGCCCTGCCCGTGATAATCGGGGTCAATACAAACTTGCAATATGAAATAGATATCGTCTTTCAAAATGATGCCCGTGATAAACCCTATTACCTGACCATCATCTTTCTTCAATACAAAACACCGATCACGAAAGAATTTTGCCATCATTAGATAAGAATAGCTACTGTTTGGGTCAAGACCAGATTTCTGAGCAAGTCCCCACATAACATTTGCATCTTGTATTGTTGGGTGGTTTACATTCATTGGTACTTCCTAAATTAGTAATTTGGCGGATGGTCTGGGATTCGAACCCAGGAGACTCTTATTAGGAGCCTTACGGTTTAGCAAACCGCTGGTTTGACCACTCACCCAACCATCCAATTAATCTTTGTTACATGATACGTCTAGAACATTTCGGTTCATACTCAAGAAAGGAACTCGGAAACCATTTACTGTCGCAAAGCACAACCGACCTTCACGCATTTCGCCATATAGATCAGCACTGTTAAATTTCATGGACAATAAAGAATCCACATTCTCAAACACTTCAGTATCACCGTTTTGATATACACCCCAAACCATATAACGTGCAGAAGATTTACCTTCGCTATCTTGTGACATGACTCGTTCACGATGATCAACTGTAAAGGACACTTCATCCATAGTAGAAAAGTGAATAAAGGGAGTTGCAACAGCAACTCCAACAAGTGCAACAGCACCCATAATATAGCCAATAGTCCGCATTTTATTTTCCTTATGCTTTATCAATGTTAGGAACTTTAGAAGTTGCAAGGAGCATCCAAAGAGGCATCAATGCTGGAATCTGCGTTATCAAGAAACAGGTAATCATAGTTGTGCCAACAAACGATGGGACTGCCATAACTTCTTTGTCTTTCATGGCAAAGAAATATGGAACAAAAAGTTCACAAGATAGTTCTTTCATTTTTTACCTCTTTTGATATTTATATTATTAACATATACCGATTCGGGTCATTTGTCAACCATTCAAAAGTACATCAGAACAATTACACCACGGTGCCATCAGCACCGCCAGACCGCCAACTGGTTCTCCTGAGTATAAGTCAGGCGTGTTTCTGAAGTGGGAGCTTCAAGGCGAAGTTCTTTGTCCTGTTGTAGTGTTCTCCCAAACACTGTCCAGTAAGATGTACTTATGAATGATCGGGTTTGAGGCAGGTGCGGTATCTCCCTACGGTTCAACTGTGTCACGGGTGCCCATGCTCCTTTTACAGATGATCAGTCTGCTCTGATTGTCTATGCCTGTGATCACTTGGCTTCCTCAGACTTTACTTACCTCAATTCAAAATTCTATGCAAGGAGCAAAACTGCCACAGGCGTCGAACCTGCATCTCCGCCGCGAAGCGATATCCTTCCTGTTAGACGAAACAGTCTACCTACCGGCATCACCCTGCAAAGTTTGCCAATGATGTCTCCTTGCAAAGGCTGTTGCAACAGCCTGTTCTTGGTAGTCCGTGCTTGATTCGGACAAGCGACCTCTGCTGTGTAAAAGCAGAGCTCTACCCCTGAGCTAACGGACCAATTATTATACGGCGACAGAATAATCCTGTTTTACTTTTTCCCAGTATTCATCAAATTCTTTCCAACCTTCGAAGCGATCTTTTGAAATATCATGCCATTCTTCGTTCAGCCAGATCAATGACTCTACAAGATCAGAATAGTCATAAAGTTGTTCTACTTTACCATAACGAGATGTAATTGTATTCTTTTCAGAATCAAAGATTACAGTACCGCTTTTATAGAAACCGCCGATTTCAAATTTTGTTTCGGACAGTCGCTTAACCTCGACACCGCGTTCAGCAATAAAGGCAAGAGCTTCAAGATATGTCATGATAAGGTTTCCTTTTGTTTTCCTATTATGAATATATTCCGATTCGGGAGGAATGTCAACAAAATAATGGTCGGTCTCTCCCTGATGTCACGACATTTCAAAGACGTCTTTGAACGTTGAAAGATACTGCCGTTGTAGAGCTTTCGAATTGGTCGTAGGGCAATGTTGGTAATGAGCCAACCCTCCGGAGTATTCTGCGCGCCCTACTAAGTTTCACCAAAAGTCAAATCAAAACTAATCTATAATGTTTGTTAGATCAACAAGGGATCGGCTTGCAGTGTCTTGATTCTTACTCTTTTGGTTACACTATTCTATTCTTGGTACTCCTGACAAGACTCGAACTTGTATCTTCCAGATTCGCAATCTGGTGCTCTCTCCAGTTAAGCTACAGAAGTGTTATTGATCTAATGTGACTGCTCCTTACCGTGATGTACCAACCTCGTGGGTGAGCTTTACAAGGCATGCTGTCGCAGGTGTCACTGTCCTTGTATTCTACTATTAATTTGTTGCCTAGTCCTTTGCCCTGAATATTACTAGGGCCTATGTTCTGTCCGATTTTGACTCAAGTTGAAAGTTGCTATAGCAACCGCTCTCTATTGTCCCAGCAACACGTCCACGCGGAGTCTGTTTAGTTTGGCCCCTGTGGTAGGAGTCGAACCTACATTAGCCAATCCATTCTAGAAACAGATATCTATGACTTCCGAGGTCGACCACATCGAAAGATACACAGGGATAATTTGATGGCGGAAGATAAAGGAATCGAACCCTCGACCCGGAGGTCGGCGACAGATTTCAAGTCTGCTTGTCCCCATGGACACTACCTTCCATTTAACTTTGGTACTCCTGGCAGGATTCAAACCTTGTGGGTAATATAGCCTAGGTATTACCCGTTGCTGCATAATTCTTTTGTTTATCCTGCAACAGTTACGTACCCGTTACAAGATTACTTAAAAGCGCCCTACCCTTTTGAGCTTACAGGAGCATAATTTATAATTGGCGGACCCGACGAGTTTCGATCTCGCTACCTCCTGATCGACAGTCAGGCGCTCTCCCGATTGAGCTACGGGTCCTAATTCATCAGTTTTCTTGTAAAACACCCCGTGCTGCAAGTTCTTTTTCGGCAGCAAGATGCCGGTCCATTGCAGCACGAGATGCTTTGAAGTCATAACCGCGTTCGGCGCATTCCTCATACATATACAAGCCCCATGCAGCCTTTGATTCAGCTTGAAGTTCTTCGACGGTCATTTCAGCAAGATTTTTCATTGGTCATTCCTCTGTTAATATATGAATATACTATACCAACACAAAAGGTTTGTCAACACTAATTATTGGCCATTGGGCAATTTAAGATTGGTGCTTCTACTCAGAATCGAACTGAGAACTAGGGGTTACAAATCCCTTGTTATACCATTTAACTATAGAAGCGTTATGTTTGGTACACCTGGTGAGATTCGAACTCACACTGTATAGAACCTAAATCTATCGTCTCTGCCAATTGGACTACAGGTGCATTATCTTGCTAAGGACCTATCATCTTCATTCCTCTTTTACTCTTGGTGATAGGCGAAGGTATTATTCTGGAGCGGGTATCGGGTAACGCTCCCGATTCTGCTGGTTGGCAACCAGCCGTAATGACTTTTATACTATACCCGCTTGTGTTATCTTTTATTTGAATAGAAAAAGAAAACGGTCAATGCTTCAGCATGACCCGATGAATTTTTCTGACATCATTTTTGTCACAAAGTTGAAATAATATCATATCAGGGTTTCCTAAAATAATAAATAGAACTAAATAAACGGCAATCGCGGACCCCCATCCCATTGCCTCTAGTCGTAAGGTGTGCCTCTAGTCGTAAGGTGTAGTTTTGACCAGCAATGTTATTTATAAGAGTTTCAAGTTCCGCTTGTATCCAACCAAAGAGCAGGAAGTGTTCTTTGAAAAGTCGGCGGGCTGTGCCCGATTTGTTTACAACAAACTTCTTGAAAGTAACATCAACGAATATCAATCTACTGGTAAGTTCATTCTTGGGTTTTCACTGACTAACAAGTTAGTGGAGTTAAAGAAAGACTACCCTTGGCTGAAAGAAGTAAATAGTCAAAGTTTACAACAAGCTAGCATTCACCTAGCAACAGCATTCAAGAACAGATTTTCTAAGAAGCGAAAGAAACAATCAGGATTCCCTAGGTTCAAGAAAAGAGGTAACCGAGATTCTTTTTCCGTTCCACAACATTTTACCATCAAGCCCAATCAGATCAAGTTACCTAAAATAGGTTGGGTCGCAGCAAAAACTCATAGAAAACTAGAAGGCAAAGTAAAGTCACTAACTATTTCTAAAGACGTGGATACTTGGTATGTAAGTATTCTTTGCGAACTACCAGCAAAAGTATCATATTATGATCCGGAAAATGCAGTTGGCATTGATCTAGGCATCAAAACATTTGCGGTTACTTCAGATGGTGAATGCATTGATCCACCAGAACACCTAGAAAAAGAAATCAAGAAACTGAAGAAGTTGCAAAGAAGACATTCAAAGAAGCAAAAAGGTAGTAAGAATAGAAATAAAGCTCGTCTAAAAGTAGCTAGACAAAATAGAAAGATCCGTAGGATCAATAAAAACTTCGTGGAAACTACATCAGCAGCGATAGCCAAGTTGTACGATGTGGTTTCAGTAGAAACTTTAAACATTCAAGGGATGAAAGCCAATAGAAAGTTAGCGCCATCAATCCAAAAACTATCTTGGTATAGTTTCACACAAGCACTAGAACGGAAAGTTCCAGTGGTACATCGCGTTAGTATGTGGTATCCTTCTAGCAAGACTTGTTCTTGCTGTGGTTGGATCAAGAAAGACTTGACTCTGGCTGATAGAACTTTCAACTGCGATAGTTGCGGTTTCGAGTTAGATCGGGATGCTAATGCAGCTACAAATCTCTTGAATGAATGGAAAAGAACCGTTGCAACGGCGGGGATAGCCTGTGGAGAAGATGTAAGACCTGAAGGTGGTAAAACCACCGGAAGGCAAACTTTGATGAAGCAGGAATATTTGGTTCATCGGAACCAAGCGGTCAATGCTTTAGCATGATCGTAGTTGACTACTAACAAACCACAAAATTAGTTTTGACACTTTAGTTTTTTACATGGCGCACGCCCTACGTCCATATCAGTATATTATTCTACTGGTTCTCACGTCTTGAACCGAATGTTGTCTAGCATCACGACAGTCTGGATTGATTACCAATTTTGTTACTGTATCTAGATCAAACTAGTGCCAGCTGTCAACCTTCAACGGTTTAGGCATCAGGGTCGCTGGCTGTGCTTGCACTACACGTAGCATTACAAGTCACAAAGTGGCAGAGGTGACAAGATTCGAACTTGCTAAGCCTTTCGGCAACGGTTTTGGAGACCGTCCTAACACTCCAACGTTAGCGCACCCCTATAATATATCGCGAAGATGCAACAAGTTCAGCCTTTAGCGTTCCACTATATTATGGTGGCTATAACGAGTTATCACATCGCATCTTCTATCCTTCTATTATGAAGGAATGTCTCGGTGGAGGGTCTCGAACCCCCGCTCTCCTGACCCCAAATCAGGCGACTTACCACCTAGCCTACACCGAGTTTATTTTTGGTCGCCGATGTAGGAATCAAACCTACGACCTTTTCTGTGTAAAAGAACTGCTCTATCACTGAGCTAATCGGCGTTTATTCAGCTTCCTACTTTTGAACTAATTTCCCAAACTATGTTTGGCAATTTCTGTTACAGGCAGATTATGCACCCACTTGCTATCATTATATTGATTTATCATAACTGAACCTCATGTATAAATTGTGGCGGATAGGGCGGGATTTGAACCCACGAGTCCCGTAGGACCTCTGCCTTTCCAAGACAGCGCAATCGACCGCTCTGCCACCTATCCCATGTATGTTGGCTGGAAGGCAGGGACTCGAACCCCGAATCTTCTGGACCAAAACCAGCTGCGTTACCAATTACGCTACCCTCCATTAATTATTCGGTTTATCTTGATTTTACCACCGAAAGGTTTCTAACACATCAAGCCTTTGGTCAGTCATTGTCAACTACGATCATGCTAAAGCATTGACCGCTTGGTTCCAGTGAACCAAATATTCTTGCTTCATCGACAGTTGCCTTCCCGCAACAAAGTTGCTTTCAGGTCTTACATTATCTCCACAAGCGTATCTTCCCGCCGTTGCAACGGTAGTTTAGTCAAAGTTAGAACCTTGGTTATCAGTCCTGTAGTTATTTATTAGTGTTTAGCCTAACGTCACCAGAAAAATTTATCAATCATGCTAAAGCATTGACCGTTTTCTTTTTCATCTTCAATAAACCACTTACATCAGACTGACAATTTAGTAAGTGGTTGTTGGTGGAGCTGTGGGGTGACGATCCCCATCATCAGCATTGCAAGTGCCGAGCCTGACCCACTCAGCAGCCCCGTATTATAGATGGAGCGGAGTACCGGATTCGAACCGGTGTAAACTATTCGCCTCCAGATTGGAAGTCTGGCGCTCTGGCCAACTGAGCTAACCCCGCATGTATTGTAAGTGCGACCAGCTCCTCACTCTGGAATCGAACCAGACATCGGGTTTCCCACGCCAGCGGATTAACAGTCCGTTCGCCCACCTTGAGCGCCGTGAGGAACAAGTCACACTTTAGAAAACACTTTAGAAATAGTGGTGGAAGCCCTCGGACTCGAACCGAGATTATCCCGCTTACTGTTTCCCTAGAAGATTCGCACTTCACTGGGCTTTCATACCCTTGGGACTGAGGCAGGAGTCTTGACCTATTAGACGAGGCTTCCTTAAAAGACGCGCAATGTGATGTTTTCCAAATAAAATATTAAGGAACATTGTTTGCGTCCATGTTATGTTGTTGGCTGTTTGATCTCTGCTGATCCATTTAACCCGTGTTTAGGCACCGTGTTTATTTTCAGCTGCACACCACGAATCGAACGTGTTTTCTTGGCACTGCCTCTATAGACCGACTACCAGGTAGCTACAACTGGCTGTGTGCATGTGAAAACAAACAGAGTTATTGCAATCGCGACTTACAGGTTCAGCACCCAGCGCGATCTCTATTTACTCTATCATCGGTTTACACCTAAGAGAAAAACCAAAAATGTCAAATAACAACGGTTTGTTTTATTAAACCTTATAGATTAATACTATACCGATTCGGGTTATTTGTCAACCGTTATTGTTGGTTGCGCAGTCAGGATTCGAACCTGAAACTCCAGGTTATGAGCCTAGCAAGATAACCGTTTCTCCACCGCGCATTAAGCATTGTTTAAAAGATACACTATTTAACGGATTTGAACCGTCTCCCCTTTCATTCCGAAGAAACCGCCTACTGACGCTTGGGTGCCCACACAGTGTATCATTAAAACTATGTATTTTGTGTAACAGTCTCGGAAATGGAGTAAATTATAACATTTGCGTTTCTATTACTCTCCGCAAGCACTGCGTGGTAATATACTTTGCTTATCCCGCTAAGGACCATTCAACCTCATTGCTTTTCTACTCTTGGCAGAATGGCATGTTATTCTAACATTTACTTCCAAATGGGTCGGTACTCGAAAACTGTTACACAAAATACATATCAGATCATTTTAGATTAATGAGTTGGTTATTTGGGGCGCTGAAAGTTTGAATCCTTCAGCGCCCTGTTTTGTATTTCTATTCGATAGTCGGTCGATGTTTGACCATCGTTTTGAGTTACTCGCAAGCAAAACAAAAGACATAAGGCAGCGGGTCTTGAGATCGCAATCCCATCACATTCTCTTTCAAAGATCCGTGAATCGAATAGAAATATTTGGAGCCGGTTGTTTTAGTGACAAGACTAAGATGAAGTATCACTCTTCATCAAACCAACTGAATGGAACCGACGTAATTTAGTGTTCGCTTGTATTCCAATTTCTGGCGAACTGTTGGGTAAGCTCTTTCCGCTCAACGCTATTCACTAGCGGTGCTAACTCAGTATTTCTACTGTTGGACCCTCCTTTTGGAGCTCCCCGCAGGATTCAAACCTGCAACCCCCGGAGCCGAAATCCGGTGCTCTGTTCAGTTGAGCTAGAGAAGCAATTAGTTTTGCTACACTGGAAGCAACCTGTCAGATCAACGCTCGAAGCATATCTTTCCGACATTACAATACAACTACTTGATTTGCCTTGCTACCCATATTTCTATGATGTGGAAAGGATGTAGCAAACTTGGTACTCCTAGTCGGATTCGAACCGACACTTTATGGATTTTTTGCGACAGTCTCAATGAAACTGCCGAAAAAGTCCACTGCCTCTGCCTGTTGGGCTATAGGAGCATTATGTGTTTGGCTGTTTGATCAGGAACTTTGATCCATTTAACTGACTGGAAATATCGTAATGCCCCGTCAGCACCGTATAAGAAATAATGGAAGCCCCTGGAGGAATCGAACCTCGTACCATCCATCCTCCGTTAAGGAACGGTTTAGAAGACCGTGGGAGGGGCAGGAGCCTCAATAATTTCTTAAATTTAGTCACTTGCTCTATCCAGCTGAGCTAAGGGGACAAAGAGCGCGCAATGTGTGTTTTTTTCCAAATAAAATATTAAGGAACATTGTTTGCGCCCAAAAAAGATAAACAGATAGCAAACTTGTGGAAGGATTCGAACCTTCAATATATTGTTACGTTGCGCTGTTCAATACAAGTGGGTTTAACCATGAGCGCAAAGGTGTTTATTAGCATTACACACCCTATTCATATTGGCTTAGTCCACACTCCTGTCTACCATTCCGGCACACAAGTTTACATTCTGTTTTCAACTGCAATACCAAAGGTTTCGAAACCTTTCATGCCCCTTGCGGAATCGAACCACACCAGCCGTCGCTGCGCCACCACGGGATATTGCATGTGAAAACAGAAAATGTTTAGCCGAGGTGCGGGAAGTCGAACCCACCAGCAAGTCCGGTGTTACCAGCACCATATCTCGCCACCCAACGTCCATAGTAGTGTAGGTCAACTGCCCACGAAATTAGAACATTGAGTCTGACACCACCTTTCATGTAAGCCCTCCTGGTAAAGCCCACAGTACTTAGTACGTCGTCCTCGGTATTCCGTTTTCAGCTGCAATACAGCGCTCATTGGCCATCTGAGCTACTCGACCCCTAAGCGCCAAGGATGGACTTGAACCACCGACCTCTGTATTGCATGTGAAAACAGAATTTTCGGAGTCTTACGACTCTTCCAACAAAGGAACGCGCGGACACATTCGTCAGCTTGTTCTTCTGTTTCAGTTCTATCATCGGGATTTACCCTAAGAACGGAGAGAACTAAATTGTCAAACAACACGGTTCGTTAAAACCTTATAGATTAATACTATACCGATTCGGGTATGAATAATCCGATTCGGGACCATTGTCAACCTTTATTTTACAAGGAATTTGATATCCTGTGGAATAGTTTCCTTTAGGTGTTTGTCAAATTCCTTATATTTTCTCCAAACCTGTATTAACATTCGTAGCAATCGATGCAAGAGCAACATTTCTATATACTTCTCTGCTAACAACAAGCATTTGAAGTGCACTACTATCACCGAATATCTTCTCTGTCACAGCACGTAGCATGGATTCATCAGGTACCACGCTAGTTTTATTCCATTCTTCAGATTCTCTGATCAAGGTTACCTGATCTTGAAAAGACAGCAATGCCACAACATCTTGAATTGCACTCATTCTCAAATTTCTCCATTTTCTACTGCTGCAATCAGCAGCTTCATCAACCACTCGGTCTGTATGAGTTGATAAATAATCCGATTCGGGACCATTGTCAACCTTTATTTTACAAGGAATTTGATATCCTGTGGAATAGTTTCCTTTAGGTGTTTGTCAAATTCCTTATATTAGTAATCTATACCGATTCGGGATAGATGTCAATCAAAAAGAAAGGGTCCTAAGTTTTACCTTGGACCCTTTAGAACTATTACACATGTTACTAGTAATATCTAAGAGGGCCACTCCATACCTATACGGCGATTCAACGCGGAGGTACTATCTCCGGAGGGTAATCTGACTTGTGTATTTTGTATCGAACGAAGAATCATATTTCTTTCTTATATTAAGCTGTTGTGTTCTATTTATACAAGATTTTAAGAATCTTCCCGCAAAATTGCAATTATTTTCAACATTTTTTCAAGTTTTTGCAAATAAGAGCTAAAAACTCCACTACGGTCTTTGATTAATTGGGCAGTTGTTGGTTCACCTGGAACAATCTGTAGTGCATAATCTGCTATCAGCATCATTTGATTTCTATGGGAAAGGGGATTATTAATCCCTTTCATGCTTTCCAAGAATAATTCTTGGTTTCGATATACATAGATAATACCGTCTTTTTCACGAATATACATTATAATACCGTTCTGATTCTTTAATCAAAAGACTCTTTTCATCCCAAGTCAGGGAATCGATTACTTCATCAATTGTGCTCATTCTCAAATTTCTCCATTTTCTACTGCTGCAATCAGCAGCTTCATCAAATCTACTTCTTTGGCGAAGGCTTCTTTTTCCCACCAACGCTCCATGTAAGGGATTGAATTATCAAATTGCTCGCTCAGCCCGTCACAAATATACTGCTTAACGTGAACCATCTCATGAGCAAGAGTAACCATCATCTGACCTAAATCACGTTCTTTCAAAGCAATCATGAAGTCATTATCATCAGCACGATAACAAGCTCCGTTGGGCCTAATCGTCTCGTCAGAGAATATGTGAATGTTGGGAACGTCGATTTTCAATGCGTCACAGAATAAGTTTACTGCTTTTTGAACAAACCCAACATTCAATCCTTCAACTATCACAGCCACATTACCGCTCCAAGATAACGTAATCGCCAAAATAACTGTCGAATACTTCAATCAGATTTTCATAATCACCAGAAGTCATTTCAGCTACAATCTTTTTTTCGTCTAGACCAAGTTGTTTGGCGAACCGAGTTGCATTGCCGATCATGGCATAGGCATTACCAGCAGGACCAGTTAGGTCAATAACAATTTCATTGGTGTTTTTTTCACGAATCATTCTGTTGTTCCTCATTGTATGTTACAATCTCGTGGATGCGATCTGCTTTATAGGCAATGATATTACCACGGGGCATGTGAAACACAACATGCTGAGGCGCCCATGTAATTTCAAGATACCCACGAACTTCTTCTTGATATGTCTTAGTCACCATAGAAGAAACTTCTTGGTCGCGATACAACTCTACGCTGGCAACTTTTATCATGACAGTCTCCGATGTTTTGTAATTTCCCATTTTTCAATTACGAACCAAGGTTCGCCGTCACGTGTCTTTTCATCAACAACCACATGAGCAACATTTCCAAGCACTCTAGCCATTCGAGTCTCTGCAAGAGGACCAACAAAGATCAGGTGCGGATATTCCACATTACGACCACCATGGGCAGGCGGAAGCAGTACAAGTTCAGGATTTTTGATGTACTCGAAAGTATTACCAAAAGTTTTTTCAGTAAAGTAACCGTCGATGGTTTCAACTGAAGCAGGGGCATATCCCATAGTGTTTCTCCTTAAAGAGTTTCGAGACGGAAGTACCAAGTATTGAGATTTTTACTGAAACCCATGGCAGCACGGTCACCGCAATACCGATACACTTGAGCAAGACGAAGGCAGGCAAGTTCTGAACCAAATGCGTAAAGGGTATCAGAAATATCCTCGACGGTAAGAGTTTCCTTAGCATGTTTTTCGAACTCTTTTTTGGCTTTTTGTTCAAGACGAGTCATGATAGGTTCCTTTTGGTTTCCTATTATGATACTATACCGATTCGGGATGGATGTCAACCAAAGTATAAATATTTTTTCAATCACAAAGGAGACAACAAATGTCAAATGAAATACTCAGATCATTAATTGAAAGCACGATCAGTGGCTACTTGAACGAGTCACACGAAGATGATCTGATTGAATCAATCTTCGAAGAAGTGTCGGAAGAAACATGGGAAGCAATTGAGGAAGCAATTCTAAGTGAGCTTTCACCCGGCACATACAAGAATTACATGAACAAGGCTGCAGCAAGACAAACTAGTCGTCAGCTAGATATTGGGTGGGATGGTGACCATAGAGACACAAAAGGTTATAGAGACGCACCTGCACATGAAAGAGAGGGTAGAACTGACATAAAGAAAAGTTCTACAGGAATAAAACGCGCAAAGAGATTGATGCAAAGAAATAAATGAAAATAAGGGCGCCTAATCAGCGCCCTTCATACTTTTCAATAACTGCTTTCAATTCAGCAATCAAACGGTCAACAGGAACCTCGCGCTTCACAACATTATCAAGAGAACCGTAGTGCTGTTCCAGACATGACATTAGGAGGTCTTTGATCGCTTCTTCATCAGGACCATGGCGTAGAGTGGATTTGGCATAGAGTTCCTCGAGGTGCTTTTCTTTTTCATCAAACCAACTGCGAAGCTTTTGCTCAGACCATTCACCACGGCGAACGGACTTCAGAATTTCACTGTTGCGTTCGATGTCAAGATCATGCTCGATAAGAATTTGTTCTCCTTCAAGAGCAAGTCGGATAACATGGTACGCAAACTTGGTATCCGTACCTTTTACCGTCGTTTCTTTTTCACGTTTTGATAACCCTTGGAACCACGAATCGAGTGCCAGAAGTTCTTCATCAGACAGATTTTCAAGAGTAGTCATAATATATCCTCAAGATGTTTGAGTTCTTTTTCAGTTATCAGAAAGAAACGCAAGTGATTCTGTTCTGCATATTCTTTATATGTTTCTATTTTATACGGTGTATTGCCTTTGTCAACAAAAACTGATGGCTTGACTTCTATTATTGCGTTTCCATCTTCATGTTCTACAAAGAAATCTACTTTTGTATGTCGTGTAAGGCCTTCTGCGTCTGTATAAGGTATCGCAAATGGTTCTGTTTGAAATTTTCTTACTTTGGTGTTGTTTTCGAGATGCTCACATACAATTCTTTCCCAAGATGATCTATAAAACAATCGTTTGTCTGCTTTAGTTGATTCGAACCATCCTGCTTTATGATTTTTGTGATAAGAGGCTGAATCTCTAGGGTTTAGTAATTGTGCCTTTGAAAATGTTTCTCTTATTTGATTCCTTTCTTCTTTACTGTAGGAATCCCATCTTTTCTTAGTTCTTCTGCTGAGTTCTTCCCTAATAGAAGGATCATTTTCTATACTGATTCTAAGTGGGTTCTTGTCTCCTCTAAAATCAGCATGATTTTCAGACATCTTTTTCTTAGTTGCGTCACTGTGTTTCCAGCCAGCAGTGGTTACCCATGTTATACCGTTTTCAGCTTTGTACTTACTCGCACAAGAATTAGAGCAAAAAGTAGTCCAGCCTCTATCTATACTAATAAATGAATTTCTTTTTTCTTTGCAATATGCACAAAGTTTTTCTGATAGGTCGGCTGTGATGAAGCGATATAACGTTTCTTCTATCCTTGAACTAATCGCTGAGTACGCGGATAGCTCAATCTGCGATATAGATAGACGTTCATCAAGAACTCTTTTTTGACATAACGTCAAAAACCTTCCAGATTTTTTGTTTCTCCAAACATAGATCTTGTTTTCTACTAATAGTTCTACTCGTTCTTTTATCATTACACCTACTCCTTTTTCTTTATTTATACTAAGGAGTAGGCATAACCGCAGATTTTATGATAGATTTCGCTTATTTTTTTCTTCGGCAAGAAACTGTAGATCACTCGGATTGATTTTTGATAGAATATCTTTGATATTCTTTGGCGTCTTCTTTTCAGTTTCCATAGCAGTAGCTCTATTACCTAACTTGCTTAAAGAGGCATATGCATATCCTCTGAACTTGTGATATGAACCCTTGTGCAAGAACATCTTACGATTATCTCGGACAATTTGAGCGACCGAAGAACAAAACAAAACACAGCGCTGTGGCACAAATAGCACATCTACCATATTTGGGTTGTTTTCCATTGCAAGATTGAAGAACTTAACAATTGAATAGACACAAAAATCGTATTCTTGACGAGCTTCTTTGTCCATGATGTGATGCTGTTGCCAGTCACCAAACTGTGTCTTCTGGCGACCAAACCCGGGAATCTCACCCGCAAGATGAGGAAAGGTTACCTCTTTCGGAGGAATACAGAACCCTACAATGTCCATGTCAGATGTGTCAGAACTTGCACCATATGCGACTGATCCCGTCAGAGCCTCATAATGGACATTGGCAGGTAACCATTTTGGCGGACTGATTAGTCCCTTTTGTTTCATTAGTTGTACTCGTGATGCCATTACATGGTCTCCAATAGTTCTTCTAATTTCAGTTTTGCTTTAAGATAATCTTCAAAGTCAGAAGACGATTCTGTGGTACTCATCAATATTTCAAGTTCGGAAATTGCGAATTCCAAAGCTTCGATGTATGTCATGTCGGTATCCTTTCGGTATAGTATGATACTATACCGATTCGGGCCCCATGTCAACCAAAGAATGACTCTATCTTATCAAGAATGTTTCTACCGAGAGGATCATTTACTCCGCTCAACTTTTCTTGGATATATCCGAGTTCCTCATCTGTAAACCCTATGCTCTGTTTAGGTTTCTTCGACGGGTAAATCTTTGCGAGAATCTTTTGTCTATCACCAACCCTAGGGAACATACTCATGTAGTTCTTCCATTCACGTGCTTCAGCAAATACCAAGTAATGGCTTTCCGTTACACCAGATTCTATTGCACGTTGACGACATTCGTCTCGAATCCTAAGAGTGTCTTTTGAGGTCCAAGGAAGCCCTGGCCACAAGTCTTTTGCATTAAGTCTCTCGTTAGCAGGCTTTATCGCTACCATTATTAGTCACCATTCTGTTCTTTTCGGCGTCTATGCTGAACTTCTTCTATTGGACAACAGGAAGGCGCATATTCAGGCGCATCGTCCTCGTGCATAAAATACATCCCGTCTTGATTGTCACTGTCCTTGTTTGGTAACAGCACAGCAACTTCCTCTAACGTATATCTACCTGCTTCCTCAGCAAAGTTTGTATATCCTTTTGCTTCAGGACGGTAATACAGCCCTCTTTTGACTATCAGAAATTTATTCATCCCAATCCCAGCGATCTTAGTCGGAACAGTTCATTAGAGCAGTCAAGTCCTTGACGATTGAGTCTTTGCGCCAGTTTGTTGAAAAGCGGTGGTACTGAACAGGAGGAGACTTTATCCTCGACAAATCCCCGGCTGCGGCTTTTACCGCCTTACCCCTCACCATCACGTTCCGTAGCCCCACTGACGGTTCTTCATGATCTTCATATTATCAACGATAATATCTTCTTTGGTACCACGTTCAACCAACCGAACTACATCATCACTTGTAAGATCAAAAGCATTCTTCAATAGAATATACTCTAGACCCTCTTCCACTAACTTTTGTTTCAGTTTCTCGTCGGTAATCGACACCGTAATATCAGCAGAACCATCTGGGTTATCCACTACATCGACCACATCAATAAAACCTTCTTCTCGATTGTAGCCAATTTCCGCAAAGAATGCTTCACAGTCCTCAGCTCGCATGTAATACCGCAGAACACCAGCAATAGCATTTACTTCTCCCCGATCATCCCAAACTCCGTTGAGATGAATCATTCGGCGCAGGTCACCTTTTAGCATTTCAATGACCAATTTTTCTGCTTGATCTTCTTCAATCTCTAGTTTCATCCTCAATTCCCTTCAAGTTTGTAGCGATCCCAGTTGCGCATGATGTGATGCCAGAATTTCCGGCGAGTGTCAAAATCTACGGTGTTTCGGTTAGTATATTTGTTGTAGATATCAATCCGAATTTGGCGAACATTTACGCCAGTCATTCCTTCGGTTAGGCGATCTACAATCTGAAAAATTCGTTTCATCGTAGCATTCTTGATAACGATATTATTGATATATTTGCCGGAAGTACCGTCGCGGCGGATCGGTTTAGAGCCTTTCAAGCCCGTAACAGAATAGCCTAAGCCAGTGTAATACTCGCGCAATTCCTCTGCCATTTCTTGGGCAGTAAATACATCAAGATCTTTGATGTGTTGTGAGTTTGCCCATTCGTCTCGTGTAGTATTCATCATACGGACAATAAAGGACCCGCCAAATGCAATGTCTGTACCAATGGATTGGTTATATTCGGGTGTTTCTGCAAAGCGTTGGGCATCTTTATAAAGTGCATCTAGGTTTGCACTATAATTGGGGCGCCCTTCCTTGTCGTACATGTTGTAAATTCCGACATGAGCAAAACGATGTGTTTCGTTTGTAAAGACAAGCACCTGTTGAAGTTCGGTATTTTTCATGCGTTTACCTTTATAATTTCCTATTATGATACTATACCGATTCGGGCCAAAAGTAAACCATTAGTTTTTGCTCAAGTTCAAATGCCTCGAGTTCCCAAGGAAGTGTATGATATTCACCTTCCACAGGAACACCAAGCCACCTTTGTGGGCAAGTAGCTTCAAGGCGACCATCAATATATTGTTTCACATGGACCAATTCATGGAACAGTGTCTGGATTATTTCCTTTGTTGATAGTCCCTTTGCTATAGAGATTGTAATTTCTCCCTCATCATAGTCACACAAACCAAATTGATGAGCTTTCATAGGAATGAACTCAAGCGTAAAGTCGACATCAAGATTTAATCTATCACATGCAACACAAAGTGCCTTATCTAACGTTTCAAGTGATAGATTTTTGGGCTTGTTTTCAACTTCATAAATCAAATCAGCAATCTCTTATTCTATACTGCCCAACCAGTAGGCATCTGTTATTTTTATGTAGGTTACCCCATCGGATTAGCATGCCTACTCACTCGTCAGTTCTTCAAGATCCTTCAGGAATTGCTTTTTGGGTGTAGTTTTTGCCCAATAGTTCAGTTCCTTCTGTGTTTCTTTCAGTTCCTTTTCAAGTTGCTTGACCATCTCATCGGTTAGACTCATGATATTGATCCGCAGCAACCGATCCACGTCGTCGGGCAAAGCCTTAGTATTTGCAAAGATTTGCTCTGCAACCTCAGATTTCTTCTTGTTCTTGAATTTAATCTTGTCGTCAAGAACAGCTTGGATGAATTGCATTTTAATTTCAAGCCAACGAAGCGCCTCAGTTGCCTCTTGTTTGCGTAGATTAATTCGTTCCTGTAAAATGCCCGACCGGAAATTGCAGAAATCACGGATTAGATCACGCTCGTCATCATATTCCTTGAGTTTGCCTTTATGATCAATGACAGTCAAGTTTTCCGTAAACGGCTTTGACAGCTTAAACATTTGACTGATTTTCTCGTCTGTCATGCCAGAAGCAACAGATTGCTTTAGTTTTATCTCGAACCGAAAGCCTGTCTTGTCACAGAGATCATCATAGCTTACAATATCACCAGCATCTTCGAGTTTGTCCAGGATTTTCACATACCCTTCGCGATCATAGCCATAAGGTACTTCAGTAATCAATACTACCGTTTTGCTTTTACGTTCGAAGACACCGTTGCAGTAGTATCGGTTTTCATCTGGGTTGTATGTTACGGTACCGTTGAAGTCAGGAAATTTAATTGCAACCTTTTTGTCGATATTTCCTGTTTCAACAAATTCTTTACATGCACGAGCAATATCAACAGGATCTCGCGGCAGAATGTTTGTTGCAAAGCCTGTTGCAATACCTTTCACACCATTAGCAAGTACCAAAGGGATTACAGGGACATAGAATGCAGGTGGCTCATGTTCCGGGTCTTCATGAGAAGGTGCAAGATCAAT